TAAAGAGGGGTGCAATTCCCCTCATCACTATTGGCACAGGCCCTTACGAGGATACCCTTTGCCGTCTAGACGGTGGGATAGACCACAACACAAATTAAACATCAAACGTTTGGTGACAAGTATATCTTTATTTTTTATTATTTTAAATGGCTTTTCAATCTTCTGATATGACCGCGAATCTAACTCGCCCAGGTCAATCTAATTCGACGGGTGATGCCCGTGCACTTTATTTGAAACTCTTCAGTGGAGAGATGTTCAAAGGCTTCCAACGTAACACGATTGCTCGCGATCTTGTGATGAAGCGTACACTTAAGAACGGCAAATCTTTGCAGTTCATCTACACTGGGCGTACCACGTCTGAGTTCCATACTCCAGGCAATAGCATCCTCGGTGATAGCAACAGTGCACCTCCCGTGGCTGAGAAGACCATCACGGTTGACGACTTGCTGATCAGTTCAGCGTTCGTTTATGACCTTGATGAGACTCTTTCTCATTATGATCTTCGTTCGGAGATTTCACGTAAGATCGGTTATGCTCTTGCAGAAAAGTATGACCGCTTGATTTTCCGTGCTATCACTCGTGGTGCTCGTGCAGCATCACCAATCACTAAGGCTAATTATGTTGAGCCCGGTGGTACACAGATTCGTGTTGGTTCTACTACCAGTGGAGCTGATGCTTATGTTGCTGCTAACTTGGTATCTGCATTCTATGATGCAGCTGCTGCCCTTGACGAAAAGGGTGTCAGTCAGGATGGCAGGGTCGGGGTCTTGAATCCTAGACAATATTATGAATTGATCCAAGCTGTTGGTTCTAATGGTCTTGTAAATCGTGACGTACAGGGTTCTGCCCTTCAGTCTGGTAACGGCATCATTGAGATTGCTGGTATCAAGATCTTTAAGTCAATGAATATTCCTTTCTTCTCTCAGTACGGTACTAAGTATGGTACTGCTTCTGCTACTAACCCTGGTATTACCGATCCTGGTAACACTGGTTCGTTTGTCTCTGAAGCTGTTGAAGATGCTGCTAACGATGTTACCGGTATTAACAACGAGTACGGTGAAGAAACCGAATTCGCTAATAGCTGTGGTTTGATCTTCCAGCGCGAAGCTGCTGGTTGTGTTGAAGCGATTGCTCCTCAGGTCCAAGTGACCAGTGGTGACGTTTCTGTTATCTATCAGGGTGACGTGATCCTTGGCCGTTTGGCTATGGGCGCTGATTACCTGAACCCTGCTGCTGCAGTTGAACTGTTTGCTGGCACTGCTACCAAGCCTGCCGGATTCTAATTTATCTTACATTGGGAGTCTCTTCGGAGGCTCCTTTTTTTTAATTCTTTATTGAGAATAATACTCATTATCAAACTATGGCCTTCCCTACTACTGGCTCCAATACTGAGCTACAAGCTGTTAATCAGATCCTGGCGTCAGTTGGTCAGGCTCCTGTCACTACATTGACAACTGATGAAACTTTCGTACTAAATGAAGTTTCAAGCTTTACTGGTTCTATTTCCGGCACCACTCTAACTACTACAACAGCTGACATCCCAGTCGGCACCTATATCAGTGGACCTGGTGTAACTGTTGGTACATCTATTGCTGTTGAAGGCGTAGAAGTATCCCCAGCTACAGACCCTGTTACATATGATTATACTGTTAATATCTCTCAGACTGTTTCCAGTCAGATCTTAACACAGTCTATTGCTACAAGTAGAATTGAAACACAAACCAACCCGGACGTTGCGATTGCACTCAACACCCTAAGAGAAGTGTCTCGTGAAGTACAATCAGAAGGCTGGTCTTTTAATAAAGAATATGACTATCCTATTACACCTGACTCATCCAACGAAGTAATTATTGCTAACAATATACTTCAAATGGATTTAAATAAATCTTACACACAGAATATGGATAGAGATGGTGTTAATCGTGAGGGTAAACTTTACGATAAAATTTCTCATTCATTTGTCTGGACTGATGCTACCTTATACGTAGATGTTATTTGGTACTTTGATTGGCCTAGTATTCCTACTGTAATCCAAGCCTTTATCATTGCAAAGGCAGCATCAATTGTATCTAGTAGAATTATTGGTGATCCTAATCAATATCAAATACTAATACAAAAAGAAGCTTTTGCTAAATCTACAGCTTTAGAATACGAATGTAACCAAGGAGATTATACTTTCTTTGGCAGTCCTAAAGGTGGTAATTTTTATCAAAGCTATCAACCGTTCCATACTTTACAACGCTAATGCCAGCAGTAACTCAGTTAATACCAAACTTTCTTGGTGGTGTCTCTCGACAAAATGATGACAAAAAATTATTAGGACAAGTAACTGAATGCATTAACGGTTACCCTGATCCTACCTACGGTCTATTAAAAAGACCAGGAATGAAACATACTAATGTATTAAAGAAAGCTAATGGCACTGCATTTACTAAAGCTGAATTAGATGGTGCTGCATGGTTCTTTATTGAACGTGATGCCGCTGGATCTTACATTGGTGCTATTAAAGATGCAAACATTTATGTATGGACTACAGCTGATGGTACGTGGTGTACAGTTACTAATAACGGTGCATCCTATCTAACTGGTACTGAACAAAATGATTATCATTTTCGTAGTGTACAAGATGTCACAGTAATCTCAAATAAAACTGTTACAACTGCTATGCAAGCTGCAGGTACTTTTGTATCTGGTGCAGTAGCTACACTTAAATTGCTTTCATTAATTAATACATATTCATATGAAGTAACGATTCAGGACATAGCTACAACAGTTACTGCTCAAAACAATACTACTTTTGATGACATGTTACTGTATGATTCAAGTGATGTTAACACTAATCACCATCTTGTAGATGCTATTAAAGCTACAATTGAAGCACAACAAACTGCATCTAATGCAGACTTTGACGGTGTATGGTATCTTGAAGGTTATACAAATAGTCTTGTTATTAAACGTACTACTGGTACAAATGCTGTTGTCACTGATTACAGTGCAACAACTGGAACAGCTGTAGCATTTGATATTGAAGCAAAAGGTGGTTTAAATAATACATCTCTTGAAGTATTTGAAGATGATGTAAATGATATTGTAGAATTACCTACAGAATCATTTCATAACCATAACGTAAGAGTAAACAATACTGACTCTGCTGATGATGACTATCATCTTAAATATGTTGCTTACAATAATTTAAGAGGCAGAGGTTATTGGAAAGAAACTGTTGCGCGTGATGCATCACCAGGTCTTGATGCAGATACAATGCCACATCAACTTGAAAATACTGGTACATTAACATTTGAATTTAATCCTATTTCATGGAAAGCACGTGAAGCAGGTGATGATGTAACAAGTCCTGTACCTTCTTTTATTGGACATCCTGTTCAAGCTTCATTTTTCTATAGCAATAGATTTGGTTTGCTATCACAAGATAATGTAATTTTTGGTGTAGCAAATGATACTTTTAATTTCTTTGTTAAATCTGCTTTAACACAAATTGATTCAGATCCTATTGATTTAAATGTATCTAGTGTTAGACCTGTTACTTTGTCGGATGTCTTACCATCACCACAAGGTCTATTACTATTTAGTGCACGACAACAGTTCCAAGTATACTCAACTGATGTTAGTATTCTAACCCCCACTACTGCTGTTATTAGATCATTGTCTAACTATGAAATGGCAACTAACATAGCACCTGTAGATGTTGGTATTACATCAGCCTTTATTAATAGAGTGCCAGGTTATAGTAAACTATTTACTATGCAACTACGTGATGTAGAACAAAGCCCACTTGTTGTTGACATCAGTAAGATTGTACTTGAATGGATACCTGATACTGTAGACGGTCTGACTGTTAGTCCACAGAACTCTGTGATCATGCTAATTGATAGCAATACATCTTACCTATATCTTTATAGGTATTATAATAATGGTGAAAAAGATCTATTTCAAGCATGGACTAAATGGGAATTACCAGGTACTATTCAAACTGCAGATATTATTAATGACTCTGTAGTTATTATATCTCAGCATGAAGATGAATATACACTTGGTCACATCATCCTTGACGAGATCCCCTCAGGAAGCTCTGTAGTGGATGCTACTAGCATTGCTGGCAATACATGCCTAGACATGGCTACAAGGCCCGTCAAGCCGCATACATCGGTCGATGCGGTGGTATATGATGAAACCAATGAGGTTACTAAAATCTATACACCCTATACTCCGTTTCAACAGAAAAAAGCTATCATGCTTCTTAGTGTACCGGTAGCAGATTTAGGTACAAATGCAGTCGTTGATGCTGATGCTGGTTTCTATTTGGCTGCTACTGAACGTACTGAAATTGGTACAGGCTACCGTTACTTTGAAGTTCAAGGTGATTATACAAGTTATGATGATGGTATCGTTATAGGTTATGGGTATGATTTTGAAACAACTATGCCTAAATTCTATTATAAACGTGATCCTACTACATCTGATTATACAGCTACATTAACTATATCAAGAGTTACATTCTCTGTTGGTAGGACAGGTCCAGTTTTATTTAAAGTAAAAGCTGGTGGTTCTGATGAATGGAAGAATGTAGAATATGTAACTGATGCTAATACTTATGTAGCAGACAGTAGTCCTGTAACATCTGAACATCAATTTACTATACCAATCCATCAACGTAATACTAATTTTGAACTAAAAGTGACAAGCGATTTTCCATACCCTGTATCGTTGGTGTCGATGACATGGGAAGGTATTTATTCACCACGATTCTATAAGAGGAAATAATTATGCCACTCGGAGCAGTTATTGGTGCTGTAGCTAGTGTAGTTGGCGGCGTTATGGGAGCTTCCCAAGCCCAAAAAAACAACGCTAGAGCAGAAGAAAACGCAGAAGCGCAAAGAAAATTTAACGAAAAAACAGCTAAACTTACTAACGAATATAACGATAAGCTAGATGAAGCTGATGTAGCTAATTACGAAGCGATGCGTGAGTATAGTCACGAAACATCTCTTCAGAATTGGCAACGTAGTGGAGAGATTCAAGACTTTCAATACTTAGGAAAGTTAAAAGAATACGAAAAAAGCATTAATATTTCTAGAGATCAGTTAGCTTTAAATGTTACTTCAGCAGGGCAAGCTATTCAATCTGAAGAAGCAGCTGTTGAAGACATGTTCCTTCAACAACAGTTTCAACGTGAATCTTCTTTAGCTGCATTAAAAAGTGCTTATGCTGAAGGTAATTTAAATAGAAGAGAACAAAATGTACGAATGCTTGGCATCCAAAGCAAGCAAAGATTAGGCACTGCATCTATTAATAATTCAATAGATCAACTAATGAAAGAAGGTTCCTTTGCCAAAACAAATGCACTGGTAGAAGGTTTGATAAAAGAAGGGCGTGCTGCAATGGGGCAGGCAGGTAAGTCAAAAGCTAAACGTCAACAATCTGCTTCTGCTGCATTACATCGTGGTCTTATGGCTCTAGAGACTGAACTGACTGGTAAACGTAAACAAGCTGGTATTGAATTAGCGCAACTAAATGCTGAAACAAGTCTTGCAAAAACAGGTGTTGGTCTTAATTTAGAACGTATTGAAAACAGTATTGCTACTGCTGAAGCTGATGCTGAATATAACAATAGAGTAATGACTGCTAACATGAAAAGTTTTATTAGTCAAACTGAACGTAACATTAAAGACATCCAACTACAAAAACAAGTTGCTGACTTAAATGTAAGGGAATCTACTATGATTAAACCAGAAAGATTGTCTTATGATCCAGCACCAGAGCTACCACCTGAACGTATCTTTGTAGAGCGTATGGAAGCTATTCCTGGTTTCGTCCCACAAGCAGCGCAACAAAGTGTATGGGCTCCTTTGATTCAAGGTGGTTTAGGTGCTGCCTCACAATTGGCTGGCGTTGATTTTACAAAATTATAAAAAATTATGGCACGTATCCGATACCAACCTGCTACAAAAACTAAAGGGTTCCAACCTATACAACTCACTACAGCTGGTATCTCACGGATGCGTGAAGAAACCAATCGAGTTGTACAAGGTATGGAGAAGAATCTTGCTGCTGAACAAAGACAGCGAAAAGAAAATCTTCAGGCAATGCAAGATAATGCAGCCTATACCGAACAGATTACAAAAGAAAATAGAGCAATTGAAGTTCAAAATTTAAAGAACGAGCAATTATCTATTACACAAACAGCTGAACGTGATCAGCAACAAGCTAAGTATAATGCTGATGCAGCTCAAACTATACTGTCAAGTATAGTAGATTTCAGTGAAACTGCAGCAAAGAAAGCAGCAGCTAATACTGCAAAGCAATTAGAAGATCAAACTCGATTGGCTGCTGCACAAGATATTAATACTATATCAGCAGACATAGTTGAAGCTTATAAACAAGGAGAAGCTTCTTTACTTAAAGGTGGTTTACTTAATACTACGGAGTTAAGGGCTGAAGGAGCTGAATCAGGTGAACGTTTTTCAAAAACTTTAGCCAACATTGCTGCTGAAGCAGGTTTAGGTGCAGTAGGAAAAAAAGCTTTACTTAACAGAGTTTTTGGAAGAGTAAACGCCACTATTAATTCACAGACTTTTCTAGAAAACCCTGAAGCTGCAAATGATCCCGAAAAAGTAGCTGCTTTACAATCATCAGTAAATGAAAAAGTTGCTGGTTTCATGCTTAAGGCATATGGAATTAGTGAATCACTGTATTTTGCTGATGCTAAAATACAAGTTCAAAAAGAGAATGATCTTCAGTTAGAACGTTCTCATAAAAAAAAAGAAAAATTAGAGACAGAAATTATACTTCAAAAAGCTAATGATATAGCATTAGGGGGAACAACAAATCATTATACAGCAGCTTATGAACTAGCAAAAACAGTTGGCAGCTATGCTCAAGGCCATCAATTCCTTACAAATCAAATAGGATTTGCTGAAACAGATGCTCAAGTAGAAGCTATTGGTAATATTATTACTGATGATGGTAGGTTGTATAAAGATAGATTTCCTAATAAATTTAAACCAGCTGTTCAAGCAAGAGTAGATAACCTAAACAAACGTAATAGAGAAAACAGAAGGGTAGCAAAGGAGCAATATACATCATTAAGAGATAACAATGCAGATTATCTTGAAGAAGAAATCAGAAAAAATCCACATGAAACTTGGAAGGAAATAGCTGATGCTGATGCATTAAATGGTGTAACTTCCAGCAAAAGACTTAAACGTGCATATGATTCTGCAATCAAAGGTTTAGCTAATCAAGAAAGTGCTCTTTTAGATTCAAAAATATTAAGCCGTACTTTAGACCCTACTTTTGTAAATAGTATTGAAGATCCTGCTAACAGAACTAGAGCCCAAGCAGCTTTTAAGCAACTACAAGAACAAGAGTTAGGTGGTGAATTAGGTGTAGGTATTGTCTCTGGTTTTAATCAGACTGCAAAACAGCAAACCAAAATTAATGCTCCTATGGGTACTCAACAGACGTACCTTTTTGAAGCTAGAATGTTAAATGAATACAAAGCTCATTTTAAGAAACACGGTGATGCACTTGCTGCTAATCAATACGTTCAGGATTTAATAACAGCTGGTAATAATGATGATAAAAACAGTCCTTTCTATTCAGAAAATAAAGGGACAAGTATGTATTACCCAAACCTAGAAACTCCTGACAAAGATAAAGCAAAACGAAGGTTAGACATTGATAAAGCAGTACTTGAAAATGGTATTGGTGTTGTTGACATGCCTGAAGCATTAGCAACAACTCAAGAAATGGATGCTTCTTATTTATCTTTTTCTAGGAATAGTGTAGGTCAATATCCTGCTGGAATATTACAAACTGCTAAACTAACAGGACGTACACCGTCTGAAATTTTTAATGCACATCGTAAGGCAAACAATAAAAAATACGGCACTAATAAACCTTTGATTACACCCACATTAATTACTGATGTAATTGATAAATCAAACCCAAGAGTTAGAAAGTTGCTTACCTCAGGCAATGCGATGCATAAAAAACAAGCTGCTGCTGAACTATCAGGTACAACAAATATGCCTGGAAACATTAGGTCAAGTATGCTTGGACCTACAGGAGCTTTAACTTATGAGTCAAACAAACAGGCTTACATAAATATAGGAACTGGAATACAATCGGCTGGGTTTCAAATTGGTGAGCATAGCGCGTTTGATCAAGTAGATCCTGTTCACGCAGGAAACAGTTATCATAACTATGATGAAGCTTTTGATGTAACACACCAAACTGGTGATTATAACACGTCTATTGCAAAAACTAAACAACTTAAAGAACTTATTCGATCTATGAATATTTTTAAAGAAGTAATTGGTCCTGGTGATGGTGATCCTAACCATGCAACACATTTACATCTTGGCGGTTTAATAAGACCAATTACTCAAGAAGAATTAGACTTGATTAATTCTATTAATTAATTTTTTAAAAACAAACTATGAACGATCCTACACAAGATCCTGGTTTAGGCGCAGATTTTGTACTGGATGAACAAGAACGTCAAGCAACACTCTCTAACGAACAAATTGAAGAAATTCAACAGAGATTGGACGCTGCTCAAGAGCAAGAATTGGCGGACACTGAACAATCCATGCAACCTTCTACGGAAGGAGAAACGCTCCAACAACAGGATCCACAACCTTCACTTACGAGTGAAGAGAAAACAGACCAAAAAATAGGACAAGGGTTAACATATTTTGGACAACCATTAGGGGAAAGTACTAATCAAGTACGTGACCGTTTAACATCAATTGGTACTGGTTTACTTGATTTTGGTATAGAAGCTTTTAATGCATTAACAGGTGTTAGTGCTGAACAGGATGCACAATATGGTGGTACAGGTGGTATTCCTAAGATTACTAAATACGAAGACAATGTAGCTCAAACCGTAAGACAGATCTCTTCTGTTGTGGGTCCTACTATTTTACTACAAGGTGCTGGCATGTCTTTAGGCACTAAAGCACAAGCTGTGGTTAATAACCCACTTGGGAAATCAGCATTTGTAAAGTTTATGTCTCAACGTGGCATCGAAGCTGGTGCTAGTGTTGCTGTTGGTTCTGTTAGTGATCAGTACACAGAAGATAATATAATGGGGCAGATAAAGCAGTCCTTACCACCTCAATGGGATTTTATACCTGATAGCTGGGCAACACTTGAGGGTGAAAGCACAGATGAAAAACGTCATAAGAATATTAATGAAGATCTAGCTCTGGGTTTTCTTATTCCTTTTGTTAGTTTTGCTGGTAAACTAAACAGTTCTTTATCTGAAGTATCTGATATATTTAAAGCACCTCCTACAATTATTGGAGAGTCAGAGCAAGCTGTTAAAGCTCTTGCTGATATGAGACCAGCTCCTAAAGGTAAAGACCTTACTGAAGAACTTACTAACTATGCACGTAAGCAGGAAGCTGACTTAGATGAACTTGGATATTATAATATGTCCAAGAATCCTGAAGGCAATGTAGCAATGAAAGGTGTACATGATTTGTACGACTGGAATGAAACAGGTATGCGTTCAGTTGATGACTTCGGTATCGTTGGTGCTAGTGTTGATGCAGCACGTATTGCATCTAATAAAGGTACAGTATATGGTCGTTTAGGTAATTTTATTAGTGAGCCTGCTCTTAAGTTTGGTACTGAAACACCTGGTGGTGTAGAAGAAATTACTATTGGTCTAGCTAAGCAACTAAAGGATGCTGATCGTTATAGAATGGATGCTGCAGATTGGGCAGTTAGTTTTGATGAGATTCAAGCTCAAGGTGAAAATCTTGTTTTAGAACTATTTGATCCTACTGTTGGTATTGATGAGATCAGACGTATTCTTGATCCAGTCATTACAAAGAATGAGTTTGGTGCTGAAGTACTTTCTGCAACAGGTTATACTGATGCTTTAAGTTCTATTAATACAATGGTTAAAAACTATTCTGGTATGGATGTAGCTAAAGCACAAGCTTATACTGCTACTTCTATTGCTGGACAGATTGCTGATTTATCAGAAGGTATTCGTATTAATAAAGGATCACTTTCTGTTGAAAATGCACAGGAAAAACTTCTTGATAATATTAATTTCTTACAACAGTTAGTAGGTTCTACTAGGTACTATGCTACTCAAAAGAAAGGTTTATTGACTGTTGCTGAGAAACTAAAGAATTTTGGCAAATCATCAGATGAGATTGCTGAAAGCATTAAAGAAGCTTATCCTCAAGCACTACGTACTATTCAAAAACAAAGTGATGACTTCACAGCAAACTGGCAGTACTTGCAAGAAAATAGACCTGATATTCTTGATTCATTCCTAGAACTATATGAAATTAGTGATGGTGAAATCAATACTCTTGCTAAAATGAATGAGGAAATCCTCAATGCATTTACAAAAACAAGACTTCTTTTTGATAACAATCCAGAATCACCTAATATTCTTGTACAAGCTGTAAGAGCTAATTACTTTAATTCAAAACTATCTAGTCCTGTAACTGCAGCTAAAGCTTTATATGGTAACCTAAGTGGTCTTGTAGCTGAACCAACTGCTTACTTTGCTGGTGCATTAGCACGACAAGATATGAAAGCAGTTCAACGCGGTTTGATAGCTTACGGTTCTATTATTGATACACAAAAGAAATCATTAGCATATGCTGGTAAGATGTTTACAAAAGCATCTCAAAATCCTAACTCTGTAGCAAGTCAGACACGTCTTGATTTAATCATTCAGAAAGAAGAAAAGCTAGCACAATTCCGTTATATTGCAGAAGCTGAAGCAGAACGTGGTAACCATGGATTTAAATTCTTGGTTGACCTTTATGAAGAAGGCATTGCAATGGCTGAGGATCCTATCTTTAGATTAACTCCTAATCTAATGACTGGTTTTGATGGTTGGACTGGTGCTACTATAGCTAATGCTCAGGCACGTTTCCGTGCTATGGATGAACTAGACCGTTTAGGTGAGGCTGCTACACCAGCTCGTATTAAAGAACTCGCTACTGAAGAATACAATAGCATGTTTGATAGGAACGGTATTATTACAGATCAAGCTGTTAAATATAATACAGCAGATATTGCATTAAACCTAGATACCAAGCTAGTTAAAGAAGTTGATGGATTAGTAAAAATGATACCTGCTGTGCAAGCATTCTTTACTTTTCCTAGGTCGATGATGAACATGGTTAGAGTGGCTGATGATTATTTACCTCTTCCATTTAAATCATTTCAAGAAGATATTAATGATCTAGCCTTTACTTCAGTAAAAGACTTGATGTCTAATCCAGAGTTAGTAGATAAACTTCTTTTAAAACGTGGTCATCCAATTCAACGTATGGATCCTACTGCTAAACTTAATACTATTATTGATATAAAAAATAGAACATTAGGTAGAAAAGCTGTTGGTACTTTCGTTACTAGCGTAGCAGTTGCTGCTTTATTTAAAGATAAACTATTTGGAGATGGCTTGTTCAGTATGACAGGTGATGGTTCTATGGATCGTCAACTTAATAGAGCACGTCAGAAGAATAGTAATTGGAAAGCCCGTACAATGAAAGGGCTAGATGGAGTTAGATTTGAGTATGAAGAACTACTTGGTCCTGGTTTAAGTAATTGGGTCGCTTTTGTCGCTAACGTTGGTGATAACTTTGACATGTTAGGTGAGACTGCTGTAGAACATCTTTTTCAAAAAGCATCATTTATATTAGCTGCTTCTTTAACTGATGCTGCTGGTATGTCTGCTATGCGTTCTATGGTTGAAGTATTAGGCGGTAACCAATCACAAGCTGTACGGTTTGCTGCAGGACAATTAGATTCTCTAGGTCCGTTAGCTGGTTCACGTAACACCTTTGGTAAGATACTTGATGGTGGTTTAAAAGAACTTAATAATGATCTCATAAGTCACCTGGCTAATCGTAATAAGTACTTCGGTGCTTTTGATGCTACCAATAGACTACCTACTATTACTAACCCAATCACTGGAGAGATTCCTAATCAATATAATGTATTCCATCGTATTTATAACCAGATGTCTCCACTAAAGATTCATCCTGGCATGACTAAAGAAGAACAATTCTTAGTTGATATTGAATATGATGTATCTAGTGCATTTAAGACACGTGATGGTGTAGACCTTACTAATACAGAACGTGCTGCATTATATGACAGGATGGGTAAACAACAAGTTTTAAGAAAAGAGATCAGTAGAATTAGTAAGATAGCTGATGCTAGAAATACAATTAAAGAACTAAAGGAAGCACGTCGTGCCCCTAATTTTATCAGTTCTGAAAAATTATCTATTGGTAATTATGATCAGATTCATACGATGCTACGTGATTCACAGAAACTAGCTGAAGATCTTGCGTATGAAGCATTAGATTCAGAAATGAAGAATGGTATCCAGCAACGTATCCTGATCAAACAAATGAATGACCGTAAAGCCACCCAAGGAATTATCCCAACTACTCGTTACTAATGGCAACTACACAAAATACATATACAGGAGATGGTTCAAAAACGAACTATTCTTTTACATTTGAATATTTAAAACAAGCCGACGTTAAGGTAACACTTGATGATGTCGCTACAACTGCATTTACATTTGCCAACGCTACAACGCTTTCATTTACTACAGCACCAGCTAATGATGTAGCTATTCGTATCTTTAGGGATACAGCTATTGACCTACTGAGTGCTACATTTTTTCCTGGTTCTGCTATTAAAGCAGAAGATCTAAACCAAAACTTTACTCAAAGTTTATATGTTACGCAGGAGTCTGATGCTGACGCGGCAGCAGCTACTACAACTGCTAACACAGCTAAGACCACAGCTGATACGGCTTTAGCTGATAGTGCTGCAGCTGTTACTACAGCTAATGCAGCTGAAACTACGGCAAACACCGCTGATACAAACGCTAGTGCTGCTGTAACCACAGCTAATGCTGCTGAGACTAAGGCGGATGATGCCGAAACTGAAGCAGCTAGTGCGGTTACAACGGCTAACACAGCATCTACTAATGCTAGTGCTGCTGTAACCACAGCTAACACAGCTGATGCAAACGCTACGACTGCATTAGATAACTCACGGGAGTCAGATGGTAGTGGTGGTTTTAATACTGCTATTGATTTAGCAAATACAGCACTGACTACCGCTAACAATGCTGATGCTGATGCAACGTCTGCTGTAAGTACTGCTAATACTGCTAGTACAAACGCTACAACTGCATTGAATACGGCTAATGCAGCTAGTGCTGCCGTGTCTAGTGCTGTTGCTTACACACTGATTGCAGACGAAGCATCAATACCTGGAAGCCCTTCTGACGATGATTACATTGAGGTTGCTGATAGTACAGGTATTGAATCATTTACACCGCTCTCAGGCGTTCCTAGTGGCTTTGTAGGTGCTGCTGGTTTGACAGTACGTCTACGTTATGACTCAGATGATACCTCTTGGGTATGGCTTAACTACTTTGCTAATGATTCAGAAGATCGTTATCTAACAAAGAATCTCCCAGTTGTTACTGGAGACTCTACAAATGGCTCAGGTCAGATCACTCTTAACTGTGAGAATAATTCTCATGGTGTCAAGATTAAAGGACCACCACATAGTGCAGCAGCTAGTTATACGCTGACACTACCCGATGACACTGGTACTGCTAATCAAGTACTTACTACTGATGGTAGTGGGGAATTGACTTGGAGCAACGGTGGTTCACCAACTATTGATGCTGGTAATTTTACTACTGGCGGTTCACTTGTAACTACATCACAAACTTTTGACGGAGGATCTTTCGACTAATGCCTACACCTACTAATAGAACACCTGTGCGTGTAGCACGGGGTACATACACTAATCTAAATACTAATAAAGCAGACATCCAAGAAGGTGAGATCTGCTATGCAACAGATGAAGACAAACTATATGTCAAGGAAGGTAGCAACCTTGTTGATGCTTCTACAACCGATATCTCCGGCAAAGCAGATCTTGCTGATCCTACTTTTACTGGTGTACCTGCAGCTCCTACAGCATCTAGCGGTACTAATACCACTCAAATAGCTACTACAGCATTTGTGACAACAGAAATTAGTGATAAAGCTGATTTAGCTGGACCTACATTTACTGGTGTACCTGCAGCTCCTACAGCAGCTGTAAGCACTAACACAACCCAAGTAGCTACTACAGCTTTTGTCGTAGCTGAGATTGCTGATGAAGTAGGTACAACTGTACAAGCTTTTGACGCAGATACGGCTAAGACAGACGTAGCTCAAACCTTTACTGCAGCACAACGCGGC